TGTTGTCCAGATCGGCAATGGTACGCGCTACTTTTAGAATGCGACCGTATGCGCGCGCCGACAGGTTGAGGCGTGTCATGGCAGTTCGTAATAATTTTAGCCCTGCTTCATTGGGTTGAGCGTACAGATGGAGTAACCCGGCTTCCATTTGTGCGTTGCAGTAAATACCCGGATGGTTGGCAAAACGTTGAGCTTGTATTTTCCGGGCCTTGATAACCCGTTCGCGTATGCTTGCACTACTTTCCGCATGATGGCGTTCTGCCATTTTTTCGAATGGAACCGGAACTATTTCTATTTGGATATCTATGCGGTCCAGTAAAGGACCGGAGATACGGTTCAGGTACCGTTGCACTTGTCCGGGATTACAGACGCAAGCTCGTGTGGGATGATTATAATATCCGCATGGACAGGGATTCATACTGGCTACCAGCATGAAACTGGCCGGATAATCCAGACTGTATTTAGCTCGTGCGATGGATATATGCCTGTCCTCTAGGGGTTGGCGAAGTACTTCAAGTACACTTCTGTTAAATTCCGGCAACTCAACATAAAGAAATCACTTGCATAGTTCTGTAACTTTTGGTAATTTCGCTTCCGAAACGAAGATAACGAACTTAAAACCAACAGAATATGAAGGCAGCATTTCTAATCAGATGTTCTACTAAGAACCAAGATTTAAACAGACAGACCAGAGATTTAACTAGGCTGGCTAAATCTATGGGTTATGAATATGACCTAGAGAATTTAGTATATGGTGAAAAGATTACTGGTAAGGATGATGTTACTAAGAAGAATAGGGATTCTATTGATAGATTGCTAAGAGCAGCTAAAGAGCAGAGGTTTGATGTAGTACTAGTATCAGAAGTAAGTAGAATGAGCCGTGACCCTGCTTCTGGTCGTATCTATGTGCGTCTACTTATTAATATGAATATACCTGTTTACTTTAAAGATATAGACCTTTGGACTATTAACCCAGAAACAGGTAAGAAGGTAAGGGATGCAGAATTAGTTATCGGTGCAGCCTTTGATGCAGCTTGGAAGTATCTAAAGAGTATGAAAACTCAAATAGCATCTGCTAGAAGAAACGAACTGGATAATAACAGAATATCTATCGGGCAGCCTTACTTTGGCTATAAGAGATATGAAGGTACTGATAAGAGTAAGAAGAACCAGATAGTAGTTAATGAAGAAGAAGCAGAAGTAGTACAGGCAGTATATAATGAATATCTAAAGGAAGGTGCTACTTTAAAGTCTACAGCATTAGCTATTACTGATAAGTATGGTGAGCAGCTAAATAGGAAATTCTCTTTAGGTACTATCGAACATATTCTTACTTATGAAAGCTATGCTACTGGTATTAAGAAGGTGAATCTTAAAGACCCAGATACAGACGAAGTAGAAGTATTCGATGTTAGTACACCTATTATTATAGATAAGGAACTATATGAAGCAGCTACTAATAAGAGAAAGAAGAATAGGGTAAAGGATGAACCATACCCAAACCAGCAAGTATATCTGTTATCTAAGCTGATTAAGTGCCCAGATTGTGGATATACATTAACACCTAGAAGGAAAGCTGGTGAATTTGGGCAGACTTATAGATTAGTAAATGGTAAACCTGCTGTTAGTTGGCTTTGTATGAGTGGTATTAACAATATTACAGACTGTACTAATAGAACATCTATAGCTAATGAAAAGCTAGAGCCTATAATATGGGAATTGGTAAAGAAGGAACTGATAGGCTATGCTAATATGAATGATGAGAAGCGAGAAGAGCAGATTAGAGAATGTGAGGAGAAGATAGAATACCAGAACTATAGTATTCAGAACTTCACTAAGGAGATAGATAAATTAAAGAAAAGACTATCTACAGCCTACCAATTCTCTATTAATGCTGCTGAAATGGCTGGGGATGATGAAGATATGAGAACTATGGCTATGGAAGAATTTAATAGAACCGCTAAGGGTGTTAGGCAGGAAATGAAGAACTTTGAGAAGTCAATAGAGCAGGCTAAAGGTGAATTAGAGAAGCTAAGAGATTTAAAGACCTTCTACAGCCAGCCTACCTTACCTAAAGACTATTTAGAACAGATAGAAGGTAACTTCACTGAAAAGCGTAATCTAGTGAAGCAGCTTATTACTAAGATAGTGCCTTATAGAATCACTACCTTTAAGAAGAAGGAAAGGGAAAGCGGTGTTAAAACCTGTAATAAGATGATTACTGTTAAAAATGGTGCTGTACTACTGGAAGTCTATACTATTGGCGGTGTTTATAATGTATTCTATAATGCTAATAGCAAGTTCCAAGTAAAGACAGCCTACTATGTTCACGGTGAATATGCTACCTTCCAGAATGGTATTAGAAAGTACCCTGCTTATGATGAAGGTGAATACTTTGTAATTAGTAATGCTAATATGGTAATGGAAACAGATGATATAGATGAAGTAGTAACAGTGAATGAGTTTGTAGATATAGCTATAGCTAATAACTGGGTTATAGAATACCAGTATATATAGTGACAACTGAGAAGTCTTATTCACGCTGTAAGGAGCAAATAACCGTCATAATTAATGGTTTTTACTCCTTTTTTAGTAACTTCGCACTAAATTAGATTGAAGATGATAAATAAAAGACTGAAGGCTATTTCTTTATTCTCTGGAGCAATGGGATTAGATTTAGGAATAGAGAAAGCTGGAATAGAAATAAAGTTATGCGTGGAGCTGAACAAACAAGCTGTAGCTACTATACGCAATAATACTGATATTCCTGTTATAGATAGGGATATAACGACTATACCTACAACTGAACTACTTGAAGTATCTGGCTTAAAGCTTGGAGATGTTGATTTAGTTGTAGGTGGTCCTCCGTGCCAAGCTTTTAGCACTGCTGGAGCTAGAAGAGGATTGGATGATTTTAGAGGAAACGTAATTATTCAATATTTAAGAGTTGTATCAGAAATACAACCTAAATATTTCATATTAGAGAATGTAAGAGGTATATTATCTGCAAAATTAAATGCAGTACCAGATTCCTACAATGAGTATGAAGGAATAAAGGATATGAAAGGTAGTGTAATTCGATTTTTAGCTAATGAATTTAGGAAACTCGGATATACTATTAGCTTTGCATTATTCAATGCAGCCAATTATGGTGTGCCTCAAATAAGGGAGCGAGTTATTATTTTCGGAGTTAAGGGTAATAAGAGAATACCTCTTCCACAACCTTCTCATAGTGAGCAAGGGGTAAATGGGACTAAGAAATGGGTTACTTTAGGCGATGTTATTAAAGACCTCCCTAAGCCAGATGAATCTGAATATATTCCACTTAGTAAAAGAATGCTCCAATATATGCCTTTAGTAAAAGAAGGCGAGAATTGGACTAGCTTAGAACCAGAAGTGGCTAAAGAAGCTATGGGTAAAGCTTATGAATTAGGTGGAGGTAAAACAGGATTTCTTAGAAGGTTATCTAACAGTAAGCCTTCTCCTACCTTAGTAACTAGTCCTATAATGCCAGCTACTTTAATATGCCATCCTACAGAATTAAGACCATTATCTGTAAAAGAATATGCTAGGGTACAACAATTTCCAGATAGTTGGCAATTTAGTGGTAAAATCTCTGATATATACAAGCAGATAGGTAATGCAGTACCAGTAGGTTTAGGCTATATGGCTGGTATGCAGATTATTCGATTTGATAATGGAGAGCTTAAAGGAAATGAGGATAAAGACAATGTTATACCTTATTCTAGATATAAGAACACAACAGATAAAGATATTACCCTATTTAATATGAATATGAAGAACTTAGTATTAAATTTTGAATAAATGGCTGCAACTCTATCTAATTTAATAGTGAAAGGATGTGTTATATCCTTTGAAGGTACTGCTAGTAGTACCTTTAAGTACAAGTTAAATGTAATAGCAACTCAATTCTCTACACTTAAAGGATTCAAAGAAGCTACTATAGCATCTCTCAATGCTATAAAAACAGTGGAAGGAGAGAGTAGTTTTAAAACTCTAACTTCCAAAGAAGAAAGTGCTATTATAGCATTTCAAAAAGAAATTGATTTAGATAAGACTATAGTACAGAATTTTATAAAAATTCTTACTAAGGAATTTGTGAATAAACAAATAACAATGTTATCTACAATTTCAATAGATACTTTCAATGCTAATCCTATTCTTTGCGCTGCTCTTAATCTTAAAACTCCTGAAGAGTTTGTACGCTATAATGCCTATCAAGCTATTGGTAGAAGTATAGTTACTTCTATGGGTTTTTTAGTGCAGAATCTTCTTCTTTATTCTAATGAATATATCTTTGATGGTAAGACTTATGAAGAAGGTGATAAGACTAAGTTTGATTTAGTTATAGACCGATTAGGGGAGGTTAAATCATTCTTAGAAATTAAGAGTGGATTTAATGATATGGATGCAGGGCAAGTTAAACACTATGCCGATGAAATAAAGTTAGTAGAAGAAGCTGGAAATAAAGGATACATAGGTATCACCTATGGAAAGAAGGATGATAATACTGTAACTGCTGGCTTACTTAAAACTTACGTTCCTAATTGGGAAGATAAGACTTTAGTAGGTAAAGAGCTTTGGGATTTTATCTCTGAGAATGAGAACTACCATACCATTCTGATAGAAAGTATAGATAGTGTAGCTAACACTACTCTTCAGAATGTTAGTATAGTACAAAAGATTGAGGATAAAATAGCAGAGCTAATAGAGGTATTTCATACTAACTATACTAGTCTTAGTGAGTATTATGAATCACTTTGGTAAAACATAATACAGTCTATATTAAGAGGAAATAGACAACAAACCCCAGCCTACCGATTAAAGTAAGTTGGGGTTCTTTATTATTTCATATCTTCTATCTTATCAAGAAGATTATTAAATTCAGTTTCAATCTGTTCACCAGTAAAGTACATATTGCCTAATGGATGCTCAAATACTACTATCTGTTTGGGCAAACCATTTAAAGTAAAATTCACTTTATAAGCCTTAGAGTTGATTTTAGGAGTATTAAATACATCTTCCAAGTGAACTTGAATAGCTACTGTAGCTACTTCCAGACTATCTATAGCAGTCCTTCTTTCCTGCTTAGACATATCTACTAGTTTCTCTATTACTTCACTACATTCCCTATTTAATCTGGTTATATCGAAATGTGCGTTATAAACACTATCTTCCACTATTTCAATATTAGTGGCTGTAGGATATGTTTTAGTAATGTATGATTTAATAGGTGAATCACCACAAGCTGTTAATGTTAGTACTGTAAATAATAATAGTAATAATTTCTTCATAATCAATAAATTTAAAGTTTGAGCAAATATAGTTAATTCATCTTAGACCATCCACCATTTACTAAGGTAAATCTTTGAGCCTTATTAGAAGGAATCATAATAACCTTCTTATAGTAGTTACCGTTATCGGCTGCTGTAGTAGTCGGACAGTATTTATAATCTATAGTACCATAGTTCTTGATAGTACTGGTAGTGTACCAATAGGCATTAACTTTAGTTCCATCTGTAAAGAAGTTAATGTAGTATGCTGTATCTGACTGGCTATCTTTCTTATCCTTCACTAAGGACTTATATTTAGATACTTCCATTAAGTGAGTATCATAGCCTTCATACTTAATATCTCTTACCTTTATTTCGGCTACTACCTTCTTGTCATTATAAGTAAAATAGTAGTCCACTGGTGCATATTTATCTTCTGTAGGATGCAGATTAGTAGCACCCACTTGTATTAAAAATGATTCTAATAGTTTTCTTCCATTTAGTTCTAATTCATCGAATTTGTCCATTTAAGCTAGTAGTTTGTACTAGCCTGTATTCCATTATACATAAATCATTAGCCATTCACATTAACCATATATCATTTACAGGCTAATGGGTTATTCTTCCTTAGCAGGTTCTTCTTTAGTTTGTAAATCCTGCTGTATCATCTGTAACAGTCCAACTACATCTTTATAAGGCTGCTGGACTAAGTAATTAATAATTGCGTTAATAGTTTGTTCTGACATACGTTTCATTCACTTAATATATTTAATGCTTCATCTGATTCTGATATAACTGCTTCTTCATCTACCCACATAGTTCTTATCTTTAATAGCCTTAATAACCCTATCTGTTTCTTCTGTGATATGTTGTTTAATCTCATTTACTACAATCCTAATAAGGAAATACATTAGAACTGCTAAGAATGTTAGTAATACATAGGTTGTAAACATAGTATATATAGTTTAAGTAGTTAATAATCAAAGTAAAGTAAGGCTATCTTCACAGACTACCTTACTGGATGAATAACGAATCTCAATAATCTTTATGCTTGGATAATCTATAAGATAGCAAATCTAAATACAGAATTTGGTGTGTAAATAAATTGATAGAATCTTTGTAGTAGGATAATCTATAATAAGAATCTTTGTATTAGAAGCATCTGTAGTCTTATTACTTTGATTAGTAGTAAAATAGAAACTATTTACTTACTAACAAGACCGATAAAGCCATTCCCATTTAACTCTTTATCATATTGCAAATATAGTAATAATATTTTACGTATCAAAACTAAATTACAATAATTTTAATAATTCATTTAAACACTATCTTAGGTCTGATTATTGGTTCTAATCTTACCTAATTTTAATGTACTGAATAATATAACCTCTTAAATACTTGCCATCTATCTTCTTTCTAGCTTCCTTAATAGTAGCATATTCTTCAAAGTCCTTAATACTAGCCTTTCCTTTAATTCCCAATGTGCCATAAATACTATTCAAGCAATCTTTAATATCAGCAGAAGGAATAAATTCACCGATTCTAAATGCAGGAATAGTAAGCAGTAACTTAGCTACTTTAGCTTTATTATCCATCTTTTCGGAGATACTAATAAGAAGTCTTTGAATATGTGAAGTATGATATTTAAGTTCCCTAATCTGTTCCATACCTAATAGTTCATAAGCATCTTTGATATAGCTATACTTCTTCTTTAATAAGGCTAATCTGTCACCATCTGTAAGACTGAATACCATACTTTCCTTTCTTTGTATTATAGAATCATATTCTTCTATAGCATCCTTAAAGGTAGTTCTGGCTGAATCATTCTTTAATAGCTTATCAGAAGTCTTATCTGTACTGCATCCTACAGCCATACCAGCCTTATTATATTCAGTACTTAAATTGATTTGTAAACTATATGTATGGTTAAGTACCTTGAAGTTATAAATATCCAGTTTCATCCTATTAGGGTCAAATACAAATTCACCAGTATCTTCATCCTTCCAAATGTAATGATAGATACTTTCTTTAGTTCCTTCCTTAATTTCCTTATCATTATTAACCTTAGTAATATATGATTTAGCTTTCTGTTCTTCTTCCAGAACTACCTGCTTATATTCTTCATAAGTAAGGTCTGTATTGTATCTGGTAGCTTTATAAAGATGTGTAATAGTATCTGCATACTGGGTATTTCTAATTCTACCTGCTATCTGTCTTACCTGTGTACTAATATCCATTAAGGTTTGTGCCTTGGTGCTTTCAGAGATGATATAAATTTTACCTTCTGTATCAAATAAATCACAGCCTTCAAAGCAGGTGGAAGTATAAAAGTTTATCTTCTTTACAGGGTCAGTAGTTTCACCATTAGTAACACCTTGGCAAGTATGCTTATAGCTTTCATTATTCTTACTAAAGATGATTCTGGTATTCTCATTAGTAAGGTTACAGTTCTTAATCATAGTAGCAATAAATTCCACCGAGTTTACAAAGAAGTGAGCATTACCAAATATCTTACCTTCTAAGAAATCATTGATAACTTTCTTCACTGTAGCTCCTACATACTTACATTGTACTGCATTTACCTTTACTTCGGTCTTATCTTCCCAGTCTATCTTAAAGGTCGGAATATCCTTTAGTTCTTCCAGCATTAAATCATATTCAATAGGGGTAGCTGTTAAGAATGACCATTCTTTGAATTTCTTGTATTCATCTAATACAGTCCTTACAGCCTTGTTTCTAAAGACATACTGGATAAATAACAGGTGTAGTTCATCTATTAGTAAGAAGTAGTTATAACCAGTAATACCAGCAACTTTAGCTAAACTATCATAAGTACACATAATCTTTTTAGCACCTTTCTTAGTATTCAAATACTCTCTAATTTCGTATGTGGTAACACCTTCATAAACACCTAGTACATTAACCTTACCATCTGTATTATATTTCTGCATCTTATTCTTTATAAGTGATACAAAGGGAACACATATAATAGTATCTTTACCATCTTCTAAAGCTATAGATGTTCCGCCACATCCTACTTTACCTTTATCTATTAAATATCCTACTGGTAAACCATTCTCTTTGAATAATGGATATTCACCTAAATACTTGTACTCTTTAGTAATAATAATGTTTGTCATAATTGTAAATTGTTTGTTTAGTTAGTCGGTTTAAAATCTGGAGTTTAGAAGCATCTGGAGTTTGAATTATGGGTGTGACCATTTTTAGGTATTCTTTCTATAGAAGATTGAGGTTTCGCTACCAAATATTGGTCATCTAAGAATAAAATAATAAGCGTATCACTACGCTTACTATTCTACGCTTAACTAACCCAAACTCAAAAATTATGATGAATAATTAACATTCAGTACCTAAAATATGCTCAAAAGGTACTTATGGTAATAACTTTGTGATTCTTAGAAGTGAATTAAGTGGAAGAACTGGCTAATCAGCTAGCCAGTCCACTTAGAAAATCGAATTAAAATCTATGTTTCAGTATGATAGTTTCCTTCATTTATTGTAATACAAAGATAGTGAAAGATTTTGACATATACAAATTAATTGTAACAAATTTTAAAATTTATATTGAGGATGTTATAACAGCTATATTCTTGTATTACAGTATGCAAAGTGATGGATGAATGAACTTAAAGTAAAGTTTCTTATCACTCCTTTCCACTAGACCAGCTTCTAAAGCTGAATATACTGTATTATGTTGTACCCCTATTTCGTGAACTATTCTATTCAGAGATAAATCTACTATATTGGATGCTATTCTAGACCAGCATTTGAATCGGATTAAGAAGCCGATTACTAATCTATCTACATCTGTATCTAACAGGCTGCTATCTATGGTTACAAAGAACTTGGTAGGTTCTGTATAGCTATACTTATTACTGCATCCAGTTCTATCTATTGTTAGGTTGGCTACTTCTTCAAACTTCTTTAGATGGTTAAAGATGGTAGTTTCACTAACACCAGTTATTCTTACTATATCTTTAATAGTACTATCTGGATTCTTACTAATGGCTACTAATGTGCAGAAGTAAGTAAATGCTTCATTATTGGTTAATGTTTGTAATATTGGTATGCTTAATTTAATGTTCATAGTGATGTTCTTTTGCGTGGCACTCTTTACAGATAGACATAAGGTTATTAAAGTCAAATGCTTTGGCTAGTCTTTTAGTGCCAGTATAATTCATAAAGGAATCTATGTGGTGAATATCTTCTGCTGGCTTAATAATGCCTTTGGCTAAACAGAGTTCACATAATGGCTGCTGCATTAGCTTAGCTAGTCTTAATTCCTTCCATTTGGTAGATTGGTATATCTTCTGTCTTTCTTCCCTGTTAAATGTTCTGGAAGGCTGCTTATTCGGTTTCTTTAGGTATGGCATATAGTTCTACTGGTATTATATATTCACCTTCTTCATTCTGTACTTCCAATGGTGCTAATTTACTATTCATTGTATAGCTAGACTTCTTAGTATAGCATCTTATAGTATTGAATTGTACTCTTAGTAGTTCTAATACAGATTCTTCTGTTACTTCTTCCAATCCTACTTCCATACATCTTATTACTGCTTTCTGTAGGAAATCTTCTACAGTCTGGGACATATAGATAGTATCTTTATAGTATGTAGTGTATTGCTTTACTAATTCGGGATAATGTTTGGCTATTATATCAGCTATTTTAGAAGCATTTCTATGAAGTGGCTTATCTATTACTGTATTGTAGCTGTACTGGTCATATTGTGGCTTCCAGTTAATTATCTTATCTGCTGTTTCTATATCAATGTGAAATAATGCTGCTGCTTTGTCTAGTCCGTAATCATATATATACTGTAGAAGGACTGATTTAGGTGGTCTTATCATTCTTGAATTTAATGTACTGGTTAATGGTTTCCCTGTTATAATTGAAGAAGTCCTTTAGTATGGCTTCTATTAGTGGTGCTTTATCTGATTTGTGGTTAGTATGTTCATCTATAATATCAATATTTCTATTAAAGAAATCTGCTATTATCAATCTTAGTAGTTTAGACCTGTCTTTGCCTAGTAATTGCTGTAGTTCTGTTAGTAGCAGGTCGGTATTTAGGTCTATTTTAGCTTTAATTTCTATTGGGTAATTACTTCTTCTTTCCATAGTTTAGCCTTTAATTGTATTACAAATTTACTAATACCTTAACAGACTTCCAAATAAATAATTCACATTCTTTGATAATTGTATTGTGGTGATTATAAGTTAATTAGAGCCATTACATAGCTTTATAAATTATAAAAATTAAATAGACTATAATATGATAAATTACACTATTCCAAAGGACATTGAAAAGGATGCTAAGGTATATATGCAGAATGTACTGGAACAGCTAAATAGTACTGGTATGTTAGAGAATGTGGATAGTGCAGCTTTAACGATGCTGGCTAGAAACTACAGTATGTTCATTAAGGCATCCAAACAGTTAGAAGATGAAGGTTTGACTGTTACCAGTGATAGGGGTAACATTGCACCGCACCCAGCTATTAAGATTGCTAAAGATGCTCAAACGCAAGCTATGAAAGTTATGCTGGAGTTCGGACTAACAGCTAAGGCTAGAACTAAATTGCCTAAAGTAGAACAGGACGGGTATAACCCATTTGAGCAGTTTATAAAGGAAGGAAAGGAAACTAGGTAATGAATACCAAACTTTACTATGAATATTGTAGTAGGGTTCTTAATGGTGAAATAATAGCTGGTGAAACAATTAAGCTGGCTTGTAAGAGATTCCAGAATGACCTTAAAAGGGATGATTTGGAATTTAAAGAGGACAAGGTAGATAGAGCCATTCTGTTCATTAGCACATTGAAGCATTATACAGGTAGACATTCTGGTAAACCATTCACTTTAGAAGGATGGCAGCAGTTTATAATAGCTAATATAGTTGGATTCTACTGGAAGGGAACTACTACCAGAAGATATACTAGCAGCTATATAGAAGTAAGTAGAAAGCAGGGTAAGACAGCTTTAGCTGCTGCTTTATGCTTGTATTATTTAATAGCTGATGGTGAAGATGGTGCAGAAGTATTACTGGCTGCTAATAGTAAAGAGCAGGCTAAGATAGCCTTTGATATGTGTAGCAAGTTTAGTAAGGGATTGGATTCTAAAGGCAAGTATCTTACAGCCTATAGAGCTGATATTCTGTTTAACCTTACTAATTCCAAGTTGAAAGTATTGGCTGCTGATGATAGTAAGCTGGATGGATTTAATGCCAGCTTTGGTTTATTGGATGAATATCACGCTGCTAAGAATAGTAAAGTACGTGATGTTATTAAGTCCAGTATGGGGATGAGGATGAACCCGCATCTTTGCACTATTACTACTGCTGGCTTCGATAAAACTTTACCCTGTTACCAATTAAGAACCGTAGCTATAGAGGTGCTTAATGGCTTAAAGGTAGATGATGAAATGTTTATAGCTATCTATTCTTTAGATGCTGATGATGATTGGAGAGATGAAAAGAACTGGGTTAAATGTGCACCAAACTTGGATATTACAGTAACTTCCAAATACATTAGAGGACAGGTACAACAGGCAATAAATAACCCTGCTGATGAAGTCGGAGTTAAAACTAAGACTTTGAATTTATGGTGTGACAGTTCTAATGTGTGGCTACCAGAGGACTATATTATTAAGTGCAGTCAGGAAGTAGACCTTAATAAGTTTGCTGGTATGGATTGCTATGTAGGTGTGGATTTAGCTGCTACTTCGGATTTGACTGCTGTAGCCTACTTAGTAGTACTGGATGGTACTTACTACTTCAAAACACATTACTATCTTCCAGAATCGGCATTAAAGGATAAGGCAGATAAGGAACTTTACAAATACTGGAAGCAGCAGGGGTATCTTACTGTTACCAGTGGCAATGTTACCGATTATGACTATATAACTGCTGATATGCTTAGATATGCTGATGTAGTTAATATCCAGTCTGTAGGATATGACAAGTATAATGCTACACAATGGGCTATAGATTCTACAGAGCAGGGATTACCATTAGAAGAATATCCACAAACACTAGGTAACTTTAATATGCCTACTAGAGAACTGGAAAGGCTGATATTATCTGGTAAGGCAGTTATTGATAACAATGAAATAAATAGGTACTGCTTTAGAAATGTTACTTTGAAGTCTGATTATAATGGTAATGTTAAACCGAATAAGGCAGTAGATAAGAAGAAGATAGATGGAACTATAGCAATGATACAGGCTTTAGGTATGTATCTGAGAACACCACATTACACAAATGAAATACTGACTATTTAATGGGAATTTTTACTAATTGGTTTAAAAAGAAAGAACCAGAACAGGAAACCAGAGGGTTATTCTGTGATTCCTTAATGTATAATATGAATGGCGGTTATACCACTAATAAGGCTATGCTGTTATCTACAGTCTACAGATGTGTAGATGTTATTAGTGATGCAGTGGCACAGCTTCCATTAGAGCCATATTATATTACTGATTCTGGTTATAAAGAAAAGTTTATTAAGCATCCTACTTACTACTTACTGAACAAAGAGCCGAACAATAAGATGAGTAGGTTTACTTTTATAAAGACTTTGATAGTAAGTACACTACTTAAAGGTAATGGATATGCTTACATAGAAAGAGATGCTAAAGGAGATGCAGTGGCACTTCATTATTTACAGCCAGATTATGTTACTATTACTGAACAGAAGGACGGAATTAAATATAGTGTTGTAGGCATTAAAGGACTGGTAGAGCCTTGCAATATGATTCATATACTGAACTTTAGTTATGATGGTATTACTGGAATCAGTACTTTACAACACGCCAGACAGACTTTAGGACTGGCTACAGATTCTGAATCACACGCACAAGGATTCTTTAAAGGTGGTGCTAATCTGGCTGGTATTCTTAAAGTACAATCTACTTTAACTGGTAAGCAGAAGGTAGATTTAAAAACTAGCTGGCAGACTGCTTTTAGTCCTACTACTGGTACACCTAATGGAGTAGCTGTATTAGAAGGTAATATGGACTTCCAGCCTATTACAGTGAATCCTGCTGATGCACAACTATTAGAAACCAGACAGTTTAATGTAATTGATATTTGTAGGTTCTTCGGAGTATCACCAGTTAAAGCATTTGACTTATCCAAGAGCAGTTATAGTACTGTTGAGGCTACCCAGCTAGCATTTCTTACTGATACATTATCACCATTACTAGAGAAGATAGAATTAGAGTTTGAAAGGAAGCTGTACAAGCCTTCTGAAAGGAGTAGAATAGATGTAAGATTTGATACTTCTGTATTACTAAGAGCAGACAAGCAGTCTTTAGCAAACTATTACAATACACTATTTAATATCGGTGTGGTTAGTGCCAATGAGATTAGAAAGCAGTTGGATTTACCTGCTATAGATGGTGGAGATTCCCATTTCGTACAAGTGAATCTGATGGAGATTAAAAATGCTGCTAATAACATTCCATCTAATAACAATATAATCAATGATACAGACAATTTACAAGGGAACTGACTTAGTATTCAATATTAAGTTGGAAGATAAGGACGGTATTCCATTTAGGGTAAGAAACACTTCTGAATTTATACTTAGACTTTACACCACAAACCCAGCAGAGTTTATAGAATGTAGTTTTAAAGGTGGTGATTTGACTGGTATAGTAGAAGAAGATAGAATAGATAAAGCGGTTATTAATTCATCTGACCTAG